TTTGCTCCCACTCGGAAGGAGTCTCAAACCAGTGAACATAGCCATATTTTCGATGCGGCCTTTTCCAAGCGGCTGACAGCCTTCCAGAGCGCCTCGTATGCTCAACTTGAAACTGCCAAATGGCATTTCGCAGATTATAATCTCTATTGCTGGAGTTGTCCATATGTCTTGGGTATTGATAGTTTGTCCAATACTCTCCAGAAGGATCCGCTTCTTCTAAATCTGCCGTGTCAACGACCTCCATTAAGATACCTCGGCCCTTCTTCTTTCTGCGCTTTAGCGAAACCATCGCACCAGCAGTCTTTGTTGATCTTCGCCCCATGATCACCTCCCATCACTAAGGACTATAGTAATATAGCACGAACAAAATGAACTGTCAAGAACTATTTTAGTCTATGTGCTCGATAGTTGGCGCCACAGTCTCCCAGTCGCCATTTCTTTGCACCTCAAGATGCCCTATCTCGACAAGCAAGTCCAGCGGAAGAAGCAAAGTTTTCCCGTTCAGTTCCATGACCTTGACCGAGCATGATGGAACCTCGGAATCTTCATCATGATCAATAGACACGACGATGCCATGAACCCTTTCTTTCTGTTTGTTTGGCAAGTTGCCCAGTGGCCTAAGCCACCTCAACATGTCTCCAACCTGAACCGCCATATCAGCCCCTCGCCTTTGCTGGCCGCTCTGGTGACGGAGACATTAGAACTATTTCGTATTCCTCGTCATTGGTGGCAGTCATGAGCCACGATTGATTGAGGACCGATCTGACAATAATAATATCAGAAGTTGAAAGCTCTCCCGCCTCTGCAATATAGAGAACTATTCCATAATCGTATTCTTTCTCAATCGGAGTGACAACCCCGTGACTGCTCGCTGAATATGTTAGCACGTTTTTAACCCAGCGTATATAGTCTCCCACATAGTATCTATCCATCCGTGGAACCTTGAGCCTTAGTCAAGTCCTCGGAAAACTCCCACCTTATTATCTTTGCCTTGTTCCAGAGAACCTTAAAGACGCAGATGCTATCCATCTGCGGCGAGTCGTTGTGATAAACGATGGCATACTCATAAACAACCTCAAGGACTACACCAAGGCCAAGACGGTTGGGTTTATATTCCTCATCGTAAAACCAGTCATAATATTCTTCGTAAGGGTTGGGACGAAAAACGACCAAATCACCAACTTTAATCTTTACTTCTGGTTTCGCCCCCACATGCAATCCTCCACGAATCTACACTAAATAGAGTGCAACGTGGCTAATGTTACGATGTTTCGACCGATTCTCCAAACCTCATTTGTTCACCATCTTCGTATGTGATTATTGTTTTGTTGGTCGGATGAGGCTTAATGTGAACCTTGATAAAGTCATTGAGGGAATCAAATATAGCAATCCCACCCCTCGGAGGAGGATAAAGCCAATGAACAATGCAGTGGCCGGAAGCCAGACAAACGCCCTCAATCACAATGCCCTCACCAGAAACACCGGATTCGTCAGTCTGACGACAAACAGTAAAAGTTTTAATCCCCCTTGGTGCCAATCTTGGCGGCGGCGTTGGCTTCAAATCATTAACCTTGGCCCCAACTCCGGCAAGCTCGTCATTATTCTCTTCCATAGTCATCCTCCAGTCGAACTGTTCTGGGCTCAGTGTGGCGGTCGCCGATCTCGATAAGTGTCGAATCCACAATGGCTGTTATTCGGTAAGGAGAGCCTGACTGAACAACCAGACTTTGACCCGATACCAACTCTTCTTTTTTCCAAGGATGCCCGACTGGATCGCGGAGCGTTCTTTCGTCTCCGAACTCTGCCTCAATGTGACCAGAGAGCACAAACAGCACCTCGGACTTTAATAAGTGATACTTTAGGCTGGTTCGACAGCCTTCGTGTATGTTGATTAGTTTGCCATGGATATTAGGCAGCGCTGACCATGAGAGTTCTTCACCCCATGGCCTCTCTTCTCTGTTAGCGGTCTTTGAAATCCACGCTGATTTTACATGTTTTGCCATTTTTTCTGCTTCGTCATCATCGTTCATTCTGTCTCCTGCATATTTTTGAACTTTAGCATGTCGATTCTCTCACACAAGTGTTTAGTGATCTCTTCGGGGCACGCGGCTTGTCGCAGGCTGGCGGCCAATGTCTGGTTGACCTGTTCAAGTTCTTTTATCAGAACTTGCTGTTCTTCAATGATCTTCTTCATAAGCTCCTGCTCCTCAAGAAGCTCTCTTTGCTTGGCGCTCGTTGAGCGCTTTTTGAAAAAAAGATTTGATAGATTCATGATGCCCTTGCAGCTATTTTGCTCCTTGAAATAAATAGTCTCAAGCTGTGTATTTGCCCCTCAACACACTGCGAACATTATATCACGGCACCGTTCTAAACTTAATGGTTTTTAGTGGAATATCTTTTGCGCTTATCTTTTACTTCTCGCAACTTAGCCAACAGATCTTGGCGCTGCGCTTGGCGCTCAAGGTATTCTCGCTTCTTTTCTGCCGACCTGTAGCATCTAAAGCCGCTATAGGCAGAGACGCCAATGATAATGGTGTAGAATACAATGTCCATGTCATATCGCCTCCACTGTCACTGCTCGCAAGGACAAGCCTCTCCCTCTGCATTCATCAGAGAGGAGTGGGCTTGCAATAAATAACATCCATTATCGGTTTTTTCATATATCAGTTCGTATTTTTCAGAAATAAACATCGAGTCAACTCCAGCCCGTTCCCAGTCAGCGACATGATAACTTCCTTCTTCAAGTGAATCTCTTCCATACATCTTGCGCCAGTCGCCGTAATATTCACTGGTGTATTCATAAAACCTGTAACAGTTACCTTCATCAACGACCTGATTTAACAGGAGATTATCTGTCTCCAGTGACCACCAGTTATTGACGAACTCATCATCATCGGCTGCTTCGTAATATGCCGTGTCTTCTGTCACCGACGCACAGGACATAAGTGCGAACGCTGTAAAAATAATAAATCCAAATAGCCACAGGAATGAAAAGCATATCATGAACAAGTCCTTTAGAGTGAGGTTCTTCCAATATAACCACAATCTAAACTTCTTAGTTCGTTGCTGTATCCATTCCTGTATCTTCTTCATCTGGGAAATACCTATACCCGACTTCGACCAATGAGTTTCCTGCGGGAATCACTGTAAAGTAAACTGTGTTGTCTGACGACTGATAATACCAGTCGTAGTTGAGTGCGCCGTCAATAAAGACTCTGACTGACTCTTCGATTGCCTCGTGTGTGAGTTCAATATTCTCATGCGGCTCGATTCTGGTTGACGCATCAGTGACCCCTGTGGACCAGTCTTCTGAACATATGTCCAAGATGACTCCGCTAAAATAGTTTGTGACATCCATGTATCTATCTCCAACATTCATGTAGCTTGGAGCGCGATCACAAACTGAAACTGATGCGTCGTGAGTGACAATGCTGGAGATGTAAGCTGAGCCGTTTCTTTGGACCGCGTACCAGCTTTTGAAATCATTAACATCTGCAAAGTGGTCGTCACTCTGATCCTCTTCATCAGACACTTGAACGATCAAGAGCGCGGCGTCGGGTCGCAGCCACGTCTGTGCATAACTGTTGTTTACAAGATATTCATATGCCGCGTCCAGCCCTTCTTCTCGATGACCTCGGCCCATTGCCTCATACATGTCTTCGGCATCTTCCATGTCATCGCCGGGGACCAGAGGAAACTGAGCCTCTATGGATGCCATGGCTGGATCATTAGATGTCATGGCCAGTCGCCAGCCAGATGCAGGCAGGGCATTCAGCATCGCTTCAATGCCCGACAGCAACTCTGCGTCATATTGGTTCATGGAGCCAGAAGTATCAATGATCCATAAGATGTCAACACCCTCAACGCTCTGTGGCTGAAAGAAGGAATCAACCCATATCTCGCCGGGATCTGATGGCTCCTCCACCTCGACATAAACGGGAACCTCGACCTCTTCGTAAACAGTTTCGCCGCCGGAGACAACGATTGCGTAATCAGGCGAACATCCCCCCAGCATAAAAACGAAAAAAGTTAATAATGTGAGTAGCTGCTTCACCTGTGTGTTTCCTTTATTCTTGAGACTCCGCTTCTTTCAAGTTAATGTTGGTCATCAAAATATCTCTATCGACCTTCCAGATTGGAATAACGTGAACGACATCTTCAATAAGTTGCGGGGGCGCGACACCAAATCTATCAAGCGGGTTTCGTGCAACATCAATGGCGACGAGAACTCCAATCAAATGCCCACGTCTGCTGTAAACGCCAGAACCAGAGGCTCCCATCCATGCATACGAATGAACAACATAGTTATCCGCTGCTGTGAACCCGGCCACATTTCCAAAGATCGTCAACAAATCGTATCGGTTAGGGAATCCCGTATAGACAACAGAGTCGCCCGCTTCTAATCTTTTCGGGCGCTTCAAGTTAACTCTGATCGGGTCGCGGCTCTGCATAGGAGCATCCAATAACAAGAACGCCATATCGTTTTGAGCATCGACATAGACCGTGTGCCCAACAACTGGGTCGAGTCCATCGCGCTCATAAACAAGCATCGTGCTGCTATTTCTGACCACATGAGCAGCAGTGACAATCAGATCTCTTCCGGCATATTTAATGTAAGAGCCGGAACCAAAAACCATTGCATTGGGGTCGCTGATACGCACAGCGGCATCTCGGACATCATCAACAACGCTGTCCGAAACGCTTGCATCAAGAGCCGAATCGTCGGCCACAGAATAACCAATATTTTCAGCGAGTTGATACGCAGACTGCTGTGTTGTGCAAAAAGCTGTGAAGACCGCAACGACGGCGGTTAGGGACAGAAGTCTGTTAGATAGCTTTGGCACATCAAGCACCCCCTCTATTTTAACTATGAGGGCGCGAGACTAATCCCCTGTTCTATTTCACAGGGAATGCCAAAACATCGTTATATGGCTGTAATCATTGAGTTTTTTAACTTTTATTTTTTTGAAAAAAACTCGCTTATGATCCCCCTGCTCCGGGGGGCGCTGCCTTCGCGCCTTTGGTGCTGGCCTTCTTCACACCCTTTTCCATGTGTTTGTTGCCGCCTTTGCCCACATTTTTGGCTTTGTTGCGCTTTCTGGTCTTCTGATATTTCTGCTGGATGGGGCTGGTTCCATAAGGCCCTTCAAACGGGCCTGTCCTTGGCTTTCCAGTGTGGGCCTCATTGAATCGGCCATATTTGATCAGTCTTGTTCGCAGCCTGACATCTGGATAACGATTGCGAATAATCTCGACTGCTTCAACATTCGCCTCCACATCGTCAAAGAACTCAATGTCGGTGAAGCCTCCGTGTCGAATCTCGTTCTCAATCCAAGCACGTTTCTGGTTTGGATCGCCATCGGACAAGGCAACAAAATCAACCATGCCCATGTCCAGTCCATGTTCTTCCAAGAAGTCGCTGATTGCCTGCTTGGATGTCGGTGTGCGTGCAGTCAAGATTGCAATCTTTCTGCCCTCGGGATCATTTCTTTCTTTTTCAATCACGTTTCGCATGATTGTGATAATCTCATCAATCGGTTGAGGCTCGATGAGGGTGTCGAACTCCTCAAATGCGTCAGGGCCATATTCTTCACCGGACTGAAGTTCATAAGTCGCGAACTCGTGCGGGTTAAGCATTGTCTTTGTCCCGTCTGCTCGGGTCAATCTAACTTTAGACTTAGAAGTCGCCAAGGTTCCATCGAAGTCAAAGACTCGCAACTTGTTCTCAACAATAACCTTCTCCAAAACTCTCCGCTTTGGCTTTGGCTGTTTTGCTTCGGTTAAAAACCTTCTCCACTTCTTAAAGTTTGTCATGCTCCTGTTTTCCTTATGCTTTTAACTCGGATTCCGCTTAATCCCTTGACTGCTCGGAGTTGTGGAACAAGCTCAAATCTGATAAAACGATATGGCTTTGATCGCTGGTTGCGAACAAACTTGATCGTTAGATCGACATTGTGAGAAACGTCGGTGTCGTGTGCCGTGCCCTCAACTGTGTCCACAATGGTGACTGCCTCGACAGCACGAATGTCCTTGATCGTCTGTTCGACTGTGCCTCCGAGTTCCTTCGACATCGCGACACCACAAATGATTTCATATTCCGATTGAAAATAACTGACCGACTCTTTCATCGATTCAAAGAGCACGGGCATCGGAACAAAGTCGTCATCAATCTGATTTCTCATGTCCTCGATTCGTTCAAGATTGTCAAACCTCTCGTGGTGAGGATTTGTCCAGAAGTGCAACAGCTTTGCATAACTGGCAGAGAAACTTGGCGAATATTGATTTGCAACAGCGCCGGGAGCGCCTTCCTCTGCTGTGAGCATCTTCTTAACATTGTCGATCCAGCGGTCTGGGAGTTTGGGATCCGCATGATCTGGGAACACTCTTTCTCCTCGGAAAAGACCTCCCACATATTGCATGAGCACGCGCTTTTCAACATCAGTCATCTCATCCCAAACCTCTTTTGTCCACATTATGATCGCTCTTATTGATGCTGCGCGAGGGTTGTGCGCTGGGTCGTTGAGCGGAACGTCTTGTGCTGACAGAATATTGGTCTGCAAGTTAATGATTTGCTGGTCTTTGTAATCATCGCTGGACTTTCTTTGCTTTGCCTGCGTCCTTCTGTTATTCTCGTCGTCAATGGCCTCTTGATAAATCGCGGTCATCACCTTGTTAAGCTCACCCATGTGGTCGTCAATATATTTGACAAAGGTGATCGCCCCTTTGATTTCTCTCTCTGTGTCGGCTGAATCAATCTCAAGTTTAAGCGAGAAGCCAAGATAATGAAGCTGGTTCGAATCTGGCAGGCCAAGTCTTGCTGCTTCGTTCTCGGGCACAATAAACGTGCCAAACCTCGCCTGTGTTGCGAGGTCCACACCAAAGGAGTCCTCTGGCTTGTCGTATTTTGGATCTCCGAAATCAAACTGAAGCTGATCTGCGACTGACTTGTTTGCCTCCATTTCAAGGTGGGCAAGGTTTGAAGCAATGATTCTGCTTGCGTGCTGAGTGTGTTCGACATATCCTTCAAGACCAAAGCCCTTGACGCTGCCGCCAAGAACATCGGCCACGTCTTTCGCTGTCGGAGAGGACTTGTCCCACATTGACCTTGGGAACGAAACACCAGTCGCAATATAGCCGAGAGTGCCGATGTCATTCTTTGACGAGAAGGTGATTGATGTCTCGTCAGTGTCGGCCCCAATAAACCTGAAGTGGGTCAAAGTCTCCGCGAACTTGGAGGCATCTGATGTGTCTTCTTCATCGTCTGGGACGCCAGCAAACTTATCAAAATAGTTCTCGGCGGCGAAGCCTGCGTTCACTATCTTCCTGCGAACCTTCTCCCTTATCTCATCAAAATTGGCGTCGAAGTCGCCGGATAAATAACTGATGAAACTGTCAAAATCATCTGGATCGTTGCAGTCTTCACAGGTCCAACTATAATCAATTGAAAGCTCTTGGCCATCAACCCTCCAATCAGTCTCTTCGGGATAGGCATCCTCGGGCTCCAAAAGGTCGGCAAACTCTCTCGTCCAAGCACGTTCCGCGCCCCATGACTTGGGAATGGCTCTAAGACCTGAGTCTTCTGGGGGCTCATACCTGCCATCGGCGTCTTCTGGGCCTGTCGGGGGCCAGCCATCCAACATTATACTTATGGTTGCATTGGCCCAAGCCGCAACATAAGGCTGTTCGTCGCCGCCGATGTCATAACCAACGGACATGTGGTCGAGATTGTTGTCTGCCCAGTTCTGGTGCTCTTGGCATTGCTCCTCGTATTGCTCCCATTGGCTTTCTTCCTCTTCGCTGTGTTCGTGATGAACGTTTCCATATCTGCCCTCGTAAACATTTTCATATCCGCCTTCGGCAAAGAAGGGCTTTAAAATCTCCATGTCTGTTGAGTCTTCATAAGAGCCGCCGGTTCTGGTTAAATATCTTTCTTGTGGGATCTGGTCTTCATTCTGGAAGTTTTGGGCTTGCGCTTCCCAAGACCAGCGCCGCACCGCGTTCCTGAAGCCGGGCACAGCCGCTCCATAGATTCGGCTCTCTGGCACTGCAAACTCGACATCTGTGGACTCGTCAACAAATCTGCGCAACCTGAGTCGGGCTTTGGCCTTGACGCCACGGATGTTTCGGTCCCTGTCTTTGAAGATCTCTGTGTCATCAAAGTCACCGATGTCTCGGGCACTGGGCGATTCGGGCGATAAATCTTCTCTTTCTTCCTTGTCGAGCAGGCTGATGGACTGAATCCCTTCGGGCCAACCACCGTTTTCTGATATTTGAATCACTGCATCGAGGACGACCTGATCGCTCAGAACCCCCCGGACAGCCGGAGACAACGTTTTATAAGTGGCCAAAGTGTTGAAGATCACATCCACTGCCATTTCGATCATCCTGCCACTTTCTTCGTGATCCTTCGCATCCATCAACATTTCATAATGTCTCTTAAGATTAAACACACCTCTCTTGAGCCAATCTTCAGCTTTGAGTTTCGCCGCATTTTGCAAGCGGTCTTTGTCATAAGCGGATTCTGGGTCGTCGGCTGTGTCATATTCCTCATAAAGACCAGCGAGCAACTGTTGAAGCTCTGTGTCGTCAACCAGATAAGCGATTGGCCCATGACCCTTGGCCTCTGCTTGGGCGCAATGAAAATATCCTGAACCTTCGCTGTGGCAAGATTGAATATTCTGATGATCTGACATGCGGAGCACATCAATTGGATGGCGAGAAAGGATCACTGACATTTTATCTGTCTCTTCTTCCGCCGGATCTCTGGCGAACTCAGCCTCAATCGAGTTCCATTGATCTTCTTTTGAGTAAAAGACCTGCTTGTTTCTCCACCAGTCTTTCAGCTCTTGTGGGATCTTCTTGTTCTTGAAGATTGCCTTGGACATTGTTGTCTTGTCAACCTTCTGAATCGTTTCTCCTGCGCGTGGACCCTTGGGAATCGTGATTGTCCTGTTCCTCTCAAGATTAAGCTCTGCGACTTCAATCTCTTCTTCATATTCTCCACCTCCCTGATCCGCAAGTCTTTTGCGCTTTTGCTTGACCATCTTTGTGGCGAACCCCCTTTTCCCAGAATCGTAAGAGCCGACGAAATCGCCGTCGTTGTTCACAATCGCAGGAGGGCCCCAATCTTCCGCTCGCAAATATTGAACAACTTTCTGGAGGTTTATTGCGTCTTGCGACCGAAGGTTAACAACTCTTCTTAGCTTGCCATCAAACAACTGATCGAACGAAAGAAGCGAAGTGTCGTCTCCAAACCAGTCCATAATGCTCTCAGCCTCATGTCGGCTGATCTCGGCAATCTGCTCCATTTCCTCTAACTTTGATTCCTTGAGCAGAGCCCGTCTCATTTTCTGCGTAAAGCTCATTGCAAATATGTCTCCCTTTCGTTATATAAATAGTGTTTTATTCAGCATAGGGCAACCTTTATTTGCCCCAAAACAATTGAACTCCCACGATTAGCATAGAAAGAAACACACAAATCATCGTCTTTGTCGTGAACATGCTCTCTCCCAAGAAATGCCAAGTTAATATTGGGAATGTCAGATAGGACATGCTGAAGATCAAAAATCTTGGCCCCCACACTTGACCCATTGATTCATAGGCAAGTCTAACACCATAAAGAAAGCACAAGCCTGTTGGAAATCCGTAAACGACAACAGCGGTGATTGGATGCTGCTTCCACCACTCCCAAACGAACTGGCTATTAAGCTGGAACCATGCCAACGATTGGCCAATTGCAAAGAGCAGGCAAGCGAGGAGCAGTTTCGGATCAATCATATTCGCCGAACACCACCTGAACAAGTTTGTCAGTGTGGCCAGTTTCGGTTTGGCTTCCTGCGACAACTGTCAGCAGAACCCTTGGCGAAACAGTCTCTCTCAAGTGTCGAAATGCGGCCTTCGCTCCAAGAGGACCATAGTGAACCTCTGTCGTGATTGTGCCGGGATTGCTGCCCAGAAGGACACACGTCCAAGGCTTAGTCATTTGTCTTCTCCTTGCGGGGTCTTCCTCGCTTTTTAAGTTGCTTGAATTCTGTCGGGCCTGAACCCCACAGAAGTTTATTCTTTCTCTGATCCGTGAACAGAAGGGCTTCGATATATTCTCCGCCCTCGTCGGACTTCAGCCTAAACTCTCCCGTGGTCAACTTGCCGTAAAGGGGCACCGCCTTTCTTTTCTGATATTTCTTTCTCGGTGGCGGCTTGTTCAGATATTCGACACAGCCCTCGATCACTTCTTGTTCGCTCATCCCCTCTTCGATATATCTGCTGTGCTCAACGTTAATATATACGCCGATGGCCCAACAGCTAAAGCCAAAGCCCTCGACAGCAAAAGAGGATCCATGGTATCGGCCTTTCTTCGTCTTGCCAGTGCCCCAGTCTGGGAGGAGCTTCCCGTATTCTTTTTGATCTCTTAAAGAACATTCAATCATTTTCACCCCTTAAGCAAGTTGCTTGGTGTTTTGAGGTTAAGTTTCTCCCCAATAGTGTCAGGACTTCCCACAACAATAAGTTCAAGGCCACCTTGGCCGCGATTTAAGTGCAGTCGTGTGAACCTTTGCCTGTCGTCTAAGCCCTCGGGCAGCAGCCCTTCGTTTAAGAATCGAACAGCCGATGCGTCTTCCCGAATGCACACAACGTGCGACGGATTGATATATATCTCTGACAGCGTGAATCGTTGGTCACGACCTTCGGTCTGTGCCACCTGAACCCTGCTGCTCTCCCTAACCTCAACGAGCCTAATCATTTGTCCTCCAATTGATAAACATTTCTGCTGTTAACATGCCAATAATTTCCTTCATAAAGCACAACAACTCGATCCAGCGCAAGCTCCGCTTCTGCCACCAGAACATGAATGGGATTCTCTGGTTCAATGAACTTTTTTAAGACACCGTTATGAAACATGGACAAGCGAGTGTTGGAGGGAATATAGGCTAAATCACCTTTATTCACCTTGATCATTCTCGTCCCCCACTTCAGCATCCGACCCAGACTCATATGGCTCATCGTAAACGATGGTTGGCTCTGGTTCTGGCGGCGCACGGAGCACTTCCACATAATTAGCCAAAATCAAGCTCAAGTCCTGAACGCGATGCACCGCATCAATGTTTAGACCGTTGACACTGTTGAGCCTTTGAATAATCTCTGGGAATTGAGTCTCCGGGTCTTGGACTGCTTCGACGAGTTCTGCGATGTCAATCAACTGTTTGTTTAAAATGTCGGCCCTTCTGGCCATTTCGCGACAAAGCATGGAAGCCTCGACTGCGATTTCCGATCTATTAATGGAATAACAAATGTTAATTCTCATTATAACACTCCTTTTTTTTGTTATGTCTTAATATAACACAACCAATTGGTCATGTCAAGCAATTTTTGTCTTCTTTAAATAGCGCTCTTCAACAATATATGAGTGCGAAGAGCCAAAAGGCAATATTTTATATCTCTTTGCACCCTTGGCGGCAGAAATTATTGGCATGACGTTCTCTTGAATAATGACGCACATTCTGTCGCCAATCTTCTTTTTTATATTCTCAGGACAAGATGCACGAACCTTAACATAACTTGAGACTTGATATTTTGGTTCCTGAAAATATGCTCGCAGAACCTTTTGGCTATAATCGTTCGAAGTTAAAGAGAAGAATTGACTCTCCGAAGGGATGAACTCTTCATTGTTCAAAACCTGATGCACAAGTTCTGCATAATATGGCGGGTTGCTTTCATAATACTTGGCACATATTTCGGCTGTCTTCCTCATGCTGGTGTCATATTTCTTTATCCAGACTTTGCTCGATGGACCATTGATTTGTCTTTCGATGGAATTTAAAGAGTTCATTTGCTTGGTCGTTAGGCCCTTCTTGTCCTCCCAAGAGCGCAAGGATAATAAAAATCTCCTTGTTCGATCTCCAACTTTGTCGCCAGTGAGCAACTCGTCAATTCTTTCGATTACGCTATTTGCTTGCTTTTCAGACATGGCATTAATTCGACACCATCATTATTTCCCAGATCTGTTTCATCGCCATCATCACGACAACAGAAATGATCATCCACTGAATCTTTGTTGTGCTTTCCTTCCACTGCTCAATTGCCCTGAGTCTGGCATAAAGGCCCTCGTCTGGATTATAAACAGCTTCCTTAATCTTGGAAATATCATCGCCCATTCGCTCTTGATTCGCACCAAGAACCTCAATGCCCGAAAGAAGCCTCTCAAGTTTAGAGTTAAGCTCAACCAATGCTTGTGTGTGTTCGTCCATAGCGTTTATAAATAGTCATCACACTTCAATTACGGCATGATTAGTCGTGATTAATGTTGATGCAACAGAAACCGCGTTTTGCAATGCGCAACGTGTGACTTTTACGGGATCAATAACTCCAGAGGCAACCAAGTTTGTGATCTTTTTTGAAGAAAAGTCATATCCATTGTTGCCAACCTCACCACAAACCTTGTTGATAATGAGATCTGCCGACTCTCCAGCGTTCGTGGCCATCTGGCGGAGAGGGGCATAAGCTGCGTCTCGGATAATCTTCACGCCCAAGTCCTGATCTTCAGTTGTCGTGTCAACCTCAAGCGTCTGAACTGCACGAATCAGTGCGACTCCACCGCCGGGGACGATGCCCTCTTGCTGTGCAGAGCGAACGGCTTCAAGCGCATCTTCGATTCGATGCTTCTTCTCGATCATTTCAATCTCTGTCGCCGCCCCAACACGAATGATCGCAACACCAGAAGCGAGCCTTGTGATGCGCTCTTGCAGCCTTTCACAAGCATGCAGATCAGTCTCGTCAATTGTTTCAAAGTCTGCCTTCAGTTCATCAACCCTCTTCTCAACGTTCTCGGTGTCTCCACCGCCATCAACAAATGTGGTTGCGTGCTTTGTGATCTCGACGGTGCTCGCTGTCCCCAAGTCCGTCAGCTTCAACTCATTAAGCTGCTTGCCAGTCTCAACGGAAACAAATGTTGCGCCGACAACTGTCGCCAAGTCGCGAAGAATCTGTCGTCGCTCTTCGCCATATCTGGGGGCTTTGACCGCTGCAACCTTTAATGTTCCACGCATCGTGTTCATGATCAGGGCGGCCAGAGCTTGTCCTTCAATCTCCTCTGCCACGAGGATCAGGGGGCGAGAGGAGCGAGAAACCAATTCCAGCACTGGGAGCATGGCATCAACTGTCTCGATCTTCTTATCAGTCACCAGAACAAAGGCGTCAGTGTGGCGTGCTGCCCCTCTACGCTCGTCTGTAACAAATGCCGGGGAAATGTATCCTGAATTAATCTGAAAGCCTTCAGACACGTCCAGCGTCGTCTTTAGTGACCTTGCCTCTTCAACGGTGATTGCTCCGTTCTTTCCAACCTGATCGACAGCCATCGCGATGAGCGATCCAATCGTGTTGTCGCCATTGGCTGAAATCGTCGCGATATGGGCGATGTCCTCTTGGCTGGAAATGGGCGTGGCCTCTTGCTTAAGATTTTCCACAACGGCATCCAGAGCCTTGTCCATGCCCCTCTTAAGTTCCACTGGCGATGCACCAGCAGACAAATATTTCTGACTCTGATCGAGGATGGCTCGGGACAGAATTGTTGCTGTCGTCGTTCCGTCTCCTGCGTCGGAGTTGGTTTGAATCGCAGACTGCTTAATGACTTGTGCGCCTGCGTTCTCAAAGGGATCTTCAAGCTCAATGAACTTGGCGACGGTCACGCCGTCCTTGGTGATGACTGGTGGCCTGCCTGCGGACTGGAGCAGCACATTACGACCACGGGGGCCATATGTTGCTGCAACGTTGTCGGCGAGCTTGGCAACACCAGAAAGAATCTTCTCATTTAAGGAAGAGTTGCAATCGTAATGTTTAGACAAGTTAACCTCTCTTGTTGTGTCTTGATATTATATCAGGTTTTTGTTTGTTTTTAAACAATATCTTCAGGGGGCATGCAAGTATTGTCACCCTCGACATTATCCTGAACTGTTTGGTTGAAGACCTTCGTGTCGGACTTGAAGTCTTCTGCTTTCGTGCCGCTCATGGTTGCAAGATAAAGATTCATATCATAAACAACCTTCTTGAACTGGTTCTGGATCTCGATCAACTGCTGAACGATGTCCTTGAGATGCTCGTTGGCAATCTCGACCAGCTTTGCATTGTCAACGGTCAGTGTTGCAATTGGCGGAAAGCGGTGATACATGGCTTTTGAGACCTTGAAGCTTCCTGCTCCGCGAGCGTGGCCTTTTTCAATATAATCCATTGTCATGTCATATACGGGTTGGCCGCCCATCACATCGACAATGTTGCTCTCGTCAATGATAAACTTATGAACGACGATTGAGCTAACTGCTGTGTCTCCCTTGCCGCCGATCTTTCCAAAAATATAATAAATCACCTCATTATCTGGCGAGGCTTGCATTGACTTGATCAGGTCAATTCGACTTCCATCGAAACCTTTTCCATAAGCATAAGTCTTGAGCGAATACATGAGGTCGCCGTTTGGACCCTTTACAACAAAGTCCTCGATTCCCTCGGAGTCAGAGACGCCGACGACTGCGCCGCCGGGGAACAGGGCCGCTAAGAACGCCTCCATGATAAAGCCTGCGGCTCGGGGCTCAAACTGATTAATGATTGCAGAGAGCGTATTAAGAAGCTGAATGGTTGAAATGGTCTTTGCCAAGTCACATTTGCCCTGCTTTCTATCGCTCTTCGATTCACTGAGATTGTTGAAGCTTTCCTCAAGCGCCTTTAGAATATCATCGGGGCTTTGTGAGGCCGATGCAACACTCTGAACATAGTTCTGGACGATTCTGCGATCCACAGCTTCATCGCCGGGGGAGGAGCCTCTTGTGCCCCAGTTTTTAATATCCACATTAAGAGCGCCAAGCATGTCTTCGATTCTGACTTCTTTTTGCTTTGGCGCGTCTCCGCCAACTGCATCGACCGCTTCGGACAAAAGAATGCCCGTGCTTTCCTCAATCGTCTCGCGAATCATGTCCACGAGCGAAGTTAATGTTAATGAATCTGCCTTTGGCTTCAAAAAGCTGTCAACCACTTCATTCAAATCGTCTGTATGTCCCATCAAGAATATCTCCTTCATTAATTAGGCTGTAAGTGAAAGAGTTTCCAAAATATTTGGCACTTCTGTGCATTAATGACATGAAATCTTTCCAATCCGAAGCCGACTTAAAAACTTGGCATCCGGCAGACCAGCGATCAACCTGTTCGGCTTCACCTGATTTTCTACTGCGATGTATATTAATCCCAAAATAGCCAGATGCGATTGACGCAGCATCTGTGTCTGCAATATTGTCCTTGTTGGGATCGCGAAACACAGACACCTCTCCGTTGCGTTGACACAAAGCTTCATAGCGTCCACCATGGAGGTCAATCTTGTAAACGGATCTGTATTGTCCCGGCACCAAGATGGCCGTGCCCTTTGAGTTCATTGGGTTTTCAAGATACCACGCACCGGGGTCAGTCGTGACCGGATAAGTCCGAACTTCCCAGTCCTTCTTGGTGTTCCGATAGATCACCACAAGCATATCATCAAAAAGATTGGTGCTGTGCCTTTCTGCTCGGACGCCAATAATGTTAACGTTCCATGCTTTTCTGCTCTCCAAGCCAAAGAAAGCATATCCCAGTTCCTCAAAGACGTGACGGAACTGTTCCTTAATCATGAAGGCGTGTAAGCCTGTAATTTTTGCCATTTGTTTGTTTCCTTATATAATTTGATCGGCGATGCCATATTTAACTGCCTCTTCGGCATTAAGATAAATATTCACCTTTTTGCTCAATAGGCGCTTAAGCTGGCGCTTGGTCATTTTAGTTTCCTTGACCAGAGCATTGATATATTGCTCCTGAGTCCATCGTATTTCTTCCATTTCATTTTCAAGATTATGCAGCGAGCCGGCATGTCCGCCGAGAACGCTGTGGAGCATGACACGGCAGTTCTTCCCAATCAGTCGCTGTCCCTTGGTGCCTGCTGCCAGAAGCAGAACACCAGCAGACATAACCTTGCCCATTCCGATTGTGTGGATGGGGCAGTGATCGCGAATCTGGCGCATAACGTCATACATGGCGAACATTTCGTGAGAACTCCCACCATAAGACGAGATTAAAAACTCCATCGGCTCGTAGCCAACTTTAATCTTTCCATCCTCATCCTCGATTTCAACTCGACCTTGCTCCGACAGCAGCAACATCGAATAGATGATCTCTGCTGCCTTCTCCTCGTCAATATCTCCAACAATTCCAATCAGCCTAAGTTCCACATCGGTGCTGAACTTTGCTTTGGACTTCTTTTCTTCGCTTTCTTCTGTCTTTTCTTCGCTGTTGCGAGATTTAAAGATCATTCTTTCTCCAAGTTTATGATATGGCCTTAAAGACCTTTGGGTTACCGTGGTTTGTGTACTCAATCAGCTCATAAGGGAACTGCTTTGCCCACGTCTCCCAATCTTTGCGCGTCTTAAACGCTTTGGCATACATCAATAGCGACTCTTTTGAATTGCGCATGCTGTAACCCTCTCCAACTAACTTCCAATCACTAAAAAGTTTCTCGACCTTGTTGCGAGAACGAACTCCCATAATTTTGTTGACTTGAACTTTATAATACATTTCATCTTTTATTTGAGTTTCCTCTCTCCACGCTGTTATGTTCATGTTAGACAACCTCCCTTTGTCGATATATATTATTTTAACCGATCAAACGACATAAGTCAACCTATTTTTTGCTTTTGTCTTGAATAAGGTGTGCTTGCAAGTGCTCCATTGCACCGGACCAATTGTGATATGTCAACAACCACTTGTATTGCTTGGGGTATGCAGTCACGAACTCCTTAATTACTCGCTCCTGCCACGTCCGAATATTATGCTCCTCCATGTTTTTTAAAATCTTAGCCTGCTCTGAGTCTACATATCCCTCTAAGTATGCATGTCTGATTTTGGAACTATGTTCATATTCTTCGCGAATCAGCATAAAAAGCCTCAAGCATTCAAGTTCTGTAGTCTTTATAATCTTGCTGCCGTTTGTAAAGATACCGAAAAAGAAGAAGAATCGGCAAACAACCACTCCTGTCATAAACCATAAAAATGAAATCATACATCACCAAATAAAAAGGGCTATAGTTAAGATAACCAAACTATAGCCCTTTGTCAAGTTGTTTTTTTGTTTTGTTTGTTTACTTAGTTTTTCCCATCAAGCGAGCAGCAACACGGCGAGCAACTTCGTTGACCAAATCATCGTTAAGATCACCTCCTCGGTGGCCCTCCGTTGCGTCGTCTTCCTGCATCATCTCTACTGGCTCTTCTTCGCCCATTGGTGGCTCACCGACAGGGTCGGCACCTTCGTCTTCGGGTGGCGCAGCGTCCATCGGAGCCGGCTCTGCGTCCATGCCGTCCATGCCGCCTTCATCACTCACCACTTCAACATCGGCACCAAGCTCATCAGCGAGAACTTCGCCAACCTTGGACATGATGCTTGCAGCAACTGCGTCAGCAACTTCTGGGGACACTTCAGGTGGTGCCATTCCAGCGCCGGGATCTTCAGCACCCATGTCCCCTTCTGGGCCGGGTGGAAGGTCGTCGCCTGCGGGCTCTCCCATGTCGATTGTCATTTCGCCAGCGCCATCAATTGGGCCGGCTTCGGCATCTTCCATTTCCTCTTCTTCGAAAAAGAGATCAGAAACAAAAGAATCCGATGCTACATTATCTAATTCGGCCAGCTTCATAAAGCGGCGAGTTGCAGCTTCAGATAAAAGGCTCTTGGTCTTCTTGTTGGACATAAAGTTTTCTCCTAAAATAAAACAAAAAAACAAATTTACTTTGTTTACGTTAATAAATAGTCTGCGTGTTTGTTAAATGCCTTTTTTTCATAGGCCAAAATTACTTAAACTTGCCTTAAGCTTCTGCAAAGCCTTATCTTGAATCTGCTTTACTCTAACATAGCTTATGCCTTCTCTCTTGGCGATCTCACGCAGCGTCATTTCGCCATGTTTGTCAATAGCGATCTCGCAACAGTTTAAGTCTTCTTCGTAGTCAATCCATAGGCGGCAGTCCTTGTTCGGGCAAGAAACATCATGCTGCTTACAAAGTTCAAAACACTTCTTGCTCATAAGTCGGGGTGCTCCTCTGCAATAATGTCGAAAATGTCTTCGAGTTCCTTATCGCCAATTCCAAACGTGCCCATCGTTTCCGCACCCGCACGTTCCTCTTTCTCTATCTTGCCTAAGCTTGTTTTGCTGCCGCTATATTTAGAATGTTGGGCACGAAATTGACCGAACCATTCGAAAAACTTCTCGTCATCACCAACATAAGCATCAATGACCCCGCGAACAAAAGAACCCATAGTCAATCCGTGATAGTGCAGCTTCACCCTCATGTCGGCCTTTTTCTTCTGGCCAACATCGACTGTCAATTTTGAATCAACATCGGTCATCTCGCCGCCTTTAGGGATATGTGAGTCCCGCTTTCGGTTTGAGACGCTGAAGTTTGAACGATGAACTTTGATTTCGCTTGAAACTCTCGGATGTTTCGTGCCCCAGAATAAGACAGCCCAGACTTGATCCCCCCAATCAGGTCGTCAAGAATGTTGCCAACGGGACCAGCATAAGGCACCATTGTTGAGACGCCTTCGTTTGACGAATAACGGCCTCGCCAATCCATTTGCGCGTCCTTGCTGGCCATTCCTCGATATGTTTTCATCTTTTCGCCGTCCTTGGTGCGAATGATTTCGCCGGGGGCTTCGACCGTGCCCGCAAGAAGGGAGCCCAGCATGACGAAATCAGCACCGGCTGCAAGAGCCTTTACGATGTCTCCAGAGTTTCTAATTCCTCCATCGGCAATGATAATCGCGTCTCGGTCGCTTTGGGCGCAGTGCAGGATAGTTTCAAGGCCGGGCATTCCATGGCCTGTCTGAATCCTTGTTGAGCAGATAGAGCCTCCGCCGATGTTGCAGCGGATCGAGTCGGCTCCCCAATCTGCCAAGTCGTTAAATCCTTCAATCGTTGCGATGTTGCCCGCCATCAGATGGAATTGCCCGTCGAACATATTTTTAATATTGTCAATTGCCTCTCTCATGACAATGTGGTGCCCGTGGGCCACATCAAGACAGATAATATCAACACCTGCATCGGCAAGCGCAGCGATTCGCTCAAGATAATCTCCTGTGATTCCAACTGCTGCAGCGGAAGGTCCCATCTTGGCATACAACTTTGTGACCGCTTCGGCCTGATCCTCGATTGAGCAATATCTGTGGAGCACGGCGAAGCCGCCGAAGTCCTGCATTTTTGATGCCATTGCGAAGCCCGAAACCGTGTCCATGGGCGAGGCGATGATCGGAATGGCGAAACGGGTCTGTCCCATTTGCGAACCAATGTCCACTTCGGAGCGCGTTCGAATGTCCGAATATTGCGGGACAAGCAGCACATCGTCATAACTCAAGCATTCTCGGAACTTTATTTCACGACTCATCTTCTTCTCCTTCGTTTTCAAAGTTATTGTTCATGTTCTCAAAATAAGCTTCGACAATTTCCGAAGCCTTGGTCCAACAGTCGGGGCAATAAAGGTTGACCTTTTTGTCCTCCCCTCGGACGAACACTTTCCATGTCGTCACCTGTTCCTTATCTGTCTTGTCGAATTCCATATCACAAGTCAAGCAATGATCGGGCAGCTTTGAGAACAGAGACATTTTATTTTGAATTGCCTGCGCTTGCTCGTCTTGGATCGTCGTTCCCTTCTTCATTTTACGCTCAAGAGCGCGTCTTTGTTTTCTGTTCACGTTCTCTCCATGGAAAAAAATTTGGGTCGATGGCCGTAAATATATGACCAACCACTGTCAAACACCACCACCGCTGACGGGAACGGGGCCGCGTTTTGGCTATCACCGAACTTCAGCCGCCCCTTGACCAAGTGAATCTCCTTGGCCTTCATAACATAGTCGTGCCAATACTTGGTGTCTGTTCTCGCTGGGATGAGCATGACCACCTTCGTGTTTTTGCTCTGAGATTCTTCATAACCCTTCTGTATCCACTTATCGATGCCTCGACCATAAGGCGGGTTGACAAACACGGTATGGCCTGACCAGTCTTGTTCTAAGCCGTTATCTGCAACTGTGTAAAATGTCTCGCATTTTGCGTTTGTGCAGTCAGCACATGGGTCCAAAGTAAAGCCGCCAAAATATTGGCTTAGCCTGTCGTAAAAAGCCTGTGGCGTGGCCCAGTTTCCAGTCTTGCTGGAAAACATAACTTTCTTTGTTGCTTGATTCACAGAACCCTCCTAACATGGGCGAATAATTCTTTTGTCCACTTATCTGAAAGCCTGATTGCGAAACCTCTGTCTCGTAGCTTTCCTGTTTCTTTGTCCAGCCACATGCGAGGCTCCATGACCATCTTACCATTAAGCAGGAGACTCTCAACTTGCTTCGCGCTCAATTCAGAACAATAATAAGCCTCATTATAATGAAACTGTTCTCGCTGACGGGGCTCTTTCTTGTTCTCCGCATTAACAATTAGCAGATTCTTGAACTTCTGTCGAAAGCGGAAGCGAAGAACCTCCATCGGAAGCTCTGCGAGCTTTTCATTTCCCTTGCCAATGACGAACACGCTGCCCTTCTCGACGAGCAGCATCAGCCCTTGTGGGCTGCGTTGGTTGCAGCGAAGAGAAGGATAAAAGTTCAGTCTGTTTTCCTTTTCTGGATCTTGCCAACCATATTCACGAATGATATCTCTGGACTTCTTCAGCCAGATTGGATTCTGACAAAAAGATGTGGTCCTTGAGTTTCCATTCTTTCGCTTGGCCTTAAGCTCAATCTCTCCATCAATGTCGGCTCCCGAACTATTGTTCTCTTCCACTCCCAGCAACGTCTCCAGAGTATAACCAACGCCCGTATTGCCGTTCCTCATCGTCTCGACAAATCCCATTTCCTTCACGACCTCAAGCCGCTGCCTCACTTGTTCAAGTTGCATCTGTGCTCCCGAATCCTCCATCCCCACGATCTGAAATCGTGATTGGATACCAGTCATAAAGGTTGTCTCGCCCTGTTTCAATTGCGCGAAAATGCACAACTGGCACCATGACGAGTTGAGCGATCTTTGTCGCTGCTTCGACCACTTGTGTCTCTGTTCCGATGTTGTGAAGGTTAATAAACACCTCCCCGTCATATCCCGAATCAATTACACAAGCACCAACGACAAGGCTTCGCTTTGAGGCCAAACCGGAACGGTTCTTGACCTCCAGCATATATCCATGCGGAACGCCAAACTTAAGACCAGTTGGGAGAACCGCAGATTCTCCCGGCTCAACAGTCACAGAGTCCGTGCCATTGGCAGGGCTAAAGTGAACATCGAGACCGGCATCACTTGGATTAGCTCGGGTTGGTGGGTTGGCAGTCCTTCGAACTCGGAAATACTCAACCATCATCAAGCACCTTCCTTTGCGATTCGCAGAGTTTCATAAAAGTCCATAAGCTGTTCAAGATCTGTTTCGTCTTTCAAAAGACGATAAGCCTTGACTGCCATGCTGATCTCTTCCTTTGAGAGCCAGCCGTTTTCCTTGTATTCTTGCCGAAGCTCTCGCTTCTGCTCCTTGTAAGGCTCCATGGCCTCTTCAAGTTCCTTTACTGAGCGGATATATTCTGTAATATATCGCGCCTTGACCTCTTCGTCGGTCTGTTGTGTATTGTTGTTAATTAAATTAAGCTTGCCCATTGGTTCCTCCTTATGCGAGCATTCTAAAGTTGTGATAGACAGAGCGTGTGCTCAATCCCCACTGTTCGCTGTGATCCAGCTTGGCCATGTAAGGCCGGTTTAAGAACAGCTTGTCCCTCTTTGGTTGGATTCCCCAACACTTGATCTTTGTGATGCTGTTCGAATCATCAATGACCTCCAAAATCCAATAATCCTTCCCGTTCTTCGTCTTCCGTGTCGTGACCTGCCTTGGAATAAACCAAGCAATATGCAGGTCTGGGTCAAACTTTGAAATTGGCGGGACTGCCAACTCATCAAGTCTGGCCCTCAAATGTTCATCCATAATCATATCCATTGGGAACGCTCCTGTCAAGTCCACTTTAAATTGAATGATCTCTTCTTCTGTAAAATCCCCTTCTGGGGCGTAAAGTTCGATGTTCTCTTCCAGATTCTTTTCCTTCCGAGGGCGATCCACCGCGATGGCAGACCAGAAATGTTTTGCTCCGGTGAATCGGTCATCCATGAGACAACTCAGTGCCCCAGAGCGAACGAGCACATCAAGAGCCTTCTTGTTCAGTTTCGAATAAACCATCGAAGGGTTGAAAAGAAACTCTTCAACGTTATTAAATGGCCTGCCAAACATAATCTGTGCAATGGCTGCATCTCCCAATCCCTTAATCGAAGACAAAGGTTGAATCAACGTTTGCCCATCTTCGGAGATCTCCCAAACACGGCCCGACGTGTTCACGTCAATTGGTCGAATCTGGAATCCCCACTGCTTCGCGACCGAGATTGCTTTTTCCTTTCTCTTTTCTGGCTCCTTGTCCAAGAATGCAGCCATCCACTCAGCAGGATAATAATTTAAGAGCCATGCACACTGGAAGGAGAGGACCGAGTACGACACTGCGTGTGACTTATTAAAGCCATAACCAGAAAAGTATTCAAAAGTATCCCACAGTCTTTGACCGTCCGACTTCTGGATGCCCTTCTCTTCGCAGCCTTGCATAAACTTGTTATAAATTGCCGTTTTCTTATCATGCTTGCCTGTCCCCTTCTTAGTAAGTAGCTTGCGGAGCAGGTTCCCCTCGTCCAGTGTCAGATCCTTGCCCAGCTTGTGAGCCAAGATTGCAATCTGTTCCTGAAAGATTAGAAAGCCGAACGTCTCTTCTGTCACGTCTTGGACAATCGGGTGAATATATTTCACATATTGTGGACTGTTCTTCGCCTCAACATAATCCTTGTCAACACCAGCGCTCAATGGGCCGGGGCGGAAGATAGATGTGATAGCGGAGATGTCAATGATGCTCGTTGGTTTCGCCCTAACACAGAACTTCTGTGCGCCTGTCTCGGTGAACTGAAATACTCCTGCCCACTTGCCAACATGAAAGATATTCTTGTAAACATTCTGATCCGAAAAGTCAATGGCGTCGGGGTGCAAGTTCTGATCATAATAGTCCTTCACATGTTCAAAGGTTGGCTCCTTGATCCCATGATGTCTCTTCAAGATGTGCCGTATTGCACCGTCAATCATGCGGAGGGACGCAAGGCCCAAGATGTCAAACTTAATAAAGCCCATTGGTTCAAGATGTCGAACGTTCTGTCCCTCGGACCAAGGAGTCTGCCTAACTCCGCCTGAATTGATTAAGGGCATATAATTATCGAGCTTCTCGGCGACAACGACCCCACCAGCATGGCGAGAGCATGAGCGAGTCTGTCCATAAAGCGCATTAACATGCGTCTTGACATCGGGATACTTATCGAGGAATTTCCGAAGCGTTGCAGAGAACTCCATCACCTCTTCAAATGTCGGGGTGTAAACACCGGCCTTGATTCCGTGGCGCTTCTTCGCGGGGCCATTGGCTTCATGAAGCATCTTACCCGTCACTTCGTTGTCCTCTG